CACAGAAGATCTAAAGCTCTAGTTAGTCGCCGTCCTTCTGGACGGTCGGCCTCTATGAGCCGTACAACCGCCGCCGACCGGCGCGGCCGTACGGATCCCACCCAACGTCTTTACTCCCTTATGGTTGGCTGCAAAGCCAACTGTTTCGGGCGCAGGTAATTGATGAAGCCGATTTGTTCTTCATCTAACCTTGCCACTAAAGACGGTTTTAACACCAACTTCTTAAACTTTCTTACGCGCCTGCCATAGGATATGTATTGTAAGTAAATATCCCAGGCGGACGAATGTAGGTCAGAAGAAGCGGGCTGACTTTTCTCCTCAAAACCAATCGCTATTGAAACGCGACCAGTTTTATGAAGAGGTAGTATCAGCCGCCTTATACCTTTTAAGCATCCGCGCGCCGGGTCCACCTGTTCGGTAGGACCGTAGCGTACATAGCCATCAAGGTTATAAGATGGTGGCCTGCCCTTGTCGACCGTGTGCCTTTTCACGGCAACCCCAAGTAAGATCCTAGGGACACAAGTCCAAATCTTTGATCGGAGGGAACTATACGGGTCTCCATAAATGGATTCCAGTATTGCTACCTTGTTCAAGGTAACGACTAGATCGTTGACCGTGTTCACCCAACGAAAATCGAAGGATGTAACATAGCCATGTCCATCTACAAAGTGGGCACCGCACGATTCCCTATAGGTCGATCGGATATTAGTCTTTTTAAGATTAATATCGAATCCAGCTATTTTCAAATTTTCGATTATTAGGTCAGCATGTTGATTCTGGCAAATGATGTCATCACCAAACACGCTAGACTCTTCATCTACTGATCTGGTAAGAGCTGTCAAGATGACAGTCATAAGATCGAAAGTGAAACCATTACCCATACTAGAGACCTTTTTAACAACATAATAGTCGTCATCGGGCCCAAGGGTCATGTCTGACCGGCTAGAATGTACATACTTAAGTACATGATAGGGTAAAAGGTAGTTTATCAACCTCACGCTAATTGTATCACTACAATCAGCTAAATCAATCGTAGCAACGTTTACGTCGCTTATTCGATTCCTGTGCACATCTGCCAGGTGATCGAGATCTATAGCGCGAGTCTCTTGAAGAGACTTACGCAGACCCAACCCAACTGCTCTTTGAACAAGCATGTTGCACAGCGGTTCAAGGCATATCGAACGATCCTTCAAATTATTTTTCGGGACCGTCGACCACCTATTACCACGAACAAATTTAACCACACAAAAGAGCTTAAACTTATAGATTTCGAAAGCCGGGTCTTTCTTAGACCCAAAACGGCTCCAGAGAATCTGGTTTATAGCCCTCTCAGTGAGTACTTGTTTTGTGCAGTAGCGTTTAAAGCGCTTCTTAACGGCCATTTTGAGTCCTCGATGCCAGTATGAATACCTGGCAAAGAGGTCAAAACAGTCCGAAGTTATCGTCCACTCTGCGCTTAGCTTACAAGCTAACGAGGTAGCCGACCCCAATGGTTCAAAACTTGAACCATTGGTGAATGCGAGGTCACCCATCCGGAAACCGGACAGGGTCTCATGCACCCAAAGTCGCGCCTTGGCCCAATAGGGGCCTAAAATTCCTCTTTCTGGGAGGTTGGAGTCGTAGTTGATCCATCGCTCCCAAGCGTCTTGTCGACGCTTGTCGGCTTTGTCAACTGCTGGTAGTTCGAATTTGGCACAGAGCCTTTGGAAAACAAGGCTGCGTGCGGCAGAATCATCGACACCAAAACGATGAGTGTCAATAAAACTGCTAATACAACTATTAACAGCTCTGATGGAGCCTTTGAGATCCACGGTTTCGTCCTTTCACGGTTAAGGAAATCAAACAATACACTCAGTAATTTAGAGGGCATCGTTGATTCCCGGTGCTGTGACAGGTGCAAAACCCTGGAAAACATTCTCAGTTTCCCACTGCGCCATACCGGCCGCTATGGAAGTGAGAATGTCCCGTAAACGTCCCTTGGATGGTAGCGTTCCAGAAACACGAACGCGCACACTCAAGGCATCGAGGGCAGATACGCCCCCAACCTCAATTGAGTTGTTATCATTTGCGATAATCTCAACTGCGTAGTTGGGAACGGGTACACCATTCAAAGATTTCTGAATGGTGCTAAATCGGAACCGAACAGTCATGTCCGGCTTTGCGGGATCCGCATAGGTTACCCCAGCGTTCTCCCGGCTCTTCACCGACAAGGTGACTACAGACATTTAATTGTCCTTTCTATACTGGTTTCAACCAGCATAAAACTGTTAGCCCAGATATCCAGGCTATTTAAGGCCTTTTATCAATCGGCCTAAATTGTTAATGGATAATGCCGCACCGTCCACAAGTCTTCGCCAACTAAGGCTAGGATTGTAACGTAACGGCGCAGACGAAACTGGAATCACCCAGCGTGAATATGAGTCTATCTCCTCTTCATCGAGGATGTATAAACCCTCTTCGTTTTTGATTTCTAACGAAGGGTGGTCACCTGGAGGATCCCCCCACCAATTAACGGGTAAAAAGTTACCAATCGGCATGTTTATGCTTTGATCGGGCTTATGTACCCAAGTTTTCTTGGTTCGGGAATCACGTCTGGAAAGACAGGCATATTTAATCTGTGACCAATTGGTAGCGGTAGCGGCAGCAATATAGCTGCCTACATCGACAAACCAATCTATCACAAAACTATAAGGAATCAACTCCCAAGCGGTTACAAGGGGATTGACTCCTAAGCCTGTTAAACTAGCAACCTCAGCCGAAGTAAAGTGCTGAAACACGCTACAGGAAACCTTCACTTCGCCGACATTTTCAATCATCCTATAAAAACCGGATGAAAGAGCCTGCCAGTTAGTGTCAGTTTCTTTCGCGTGAATCGATATAACCTTCTTCGTTTTTACATCCGTACCGCGATTCGTTGTTTTAACGATATCACGATACGAATATAGCATCGGCATGATTCCGTACCGATAGGCCAACCAATCAGCCCCAAACTGCCGAAACAGCTTGTTAGCGCTCTTCAGAAGAGCGCGAGGCGACATTCGGGCGGCGGCTTTCATCACGCCTTTACCATGGCGCGATTTCAGGGCTGTAAGGATCTTTACTAGATCCCCACTAACCTGCGTGACTGTTCGAGGTATGTCCTTAATCTGACTGATATCCGTGAGGATATCGTAGGATGTTAGGGCCTCTGATACAGCCTCGTTCCGCACACTATCAAGTGCGATGTTGATTTCAGAGTCATCAAACTGTGTTTTGTAGTACAGTGGATGTTCCGAGAAATCACGTGTCTGCTCATCCCAAAGGGAGTAAGTCGGACCCTCATACACCAAACTGAGCGGCGTTGGCACACATTGCCCGCCGGAGTACGATACTTTACCGTACTGGCGGGCAGCGTAGTTACCGCTGCTTGACCCAAAATGATGTAACACGAGGTGCTCACGATTTATCTTACGACCTATACTATAGGACGTTGGTCGATAAGGCGGTATGGAATATGTATGCCCGTTATTAAGGGCTCCATCGCGCCATGTTGTAACCGACTCGGGGTTATACGTCATTGGACTACCAGGGTCTGGAGGCAAGTTCGGAGAATAAGAAGGCGCCCAAAGGTGCCTTACTCCGCATGGTCCTTCCCCCTGCCAATACGTGTCCCAACTGGGGATTGTTTGCCCCAGGAACGTTGTTTTATACCTATAGTAAGTCTGAATAGACAAGCTAGTACACTCCTTTCAAAGTGTGTATTAAGTGTCGTACATTAGCTACTAATTAAGTCTCTACGAGTGTCAGCTGAACAGCACTAACCGGACAAAGCGGCTGCAACGTCCCACTGTTTCAAGGTGGTATATGCAGGAAACTCCGCTCCATCCGGAAAGTAAAACGCTGCTCAGGTACCTGTAGCTACAGGTCACTCAGTAGAACCCAGCAATAGATCGTCCGTAGGTTCACTACGGGCCAGGAGCGATGCAAATCTGATAGCCCAAGTGGCCATCAAGGTTTGCGTGCATTCCGACCCAATAGTGCCCTCAACGTCGATGGAGACTTTAAGCCTCCCTCTTGTCTGGGATCCGGGCGCGTCAAACGTGTCAGGACGCCACTCCAATGTCATTTGACATTTTCGTTTTGCACCAACAGGTGTTGACGGTTTGAGTGTTATGAGCATGGTCGACGACTTGCCATCACCATCGGTATTGGATCGACGGTAAACCCCATCACGTATTTTTGTGAAAGAGATATCCGTGTCACCAGTAACGTTAGTGTAACAGGCAAGCGTTGCGCCTAAAGCCATAGTCACTCCTCGGGCAATAATTAGTACTTCAACTAAGAGGTACTAAAAGGTTCGCAGTACCTTAAACTGCCTGACATACGTGCCAGGTCCGTAAAATCCACCTCCACTTCCCTGAAAGGGGTCGTGAGAGTAGATGGTACTTCGGAGGAGAGTTATTCCCCTTTCCGCCATTTCTGAGCGGAAAAGGAGGCAGCCACTTGG